CCAGTACATTTAGGAGGAACGATCCCCGAAAAAGTTATTTACTTGTTGAGTGACGCATATGAATGTTGTACAATTACCGATTTGTTTAATTGTCCTGGCGTTAATATAAGTACATGTACTGCGTAATCCGCCTAAATAATCTTTTACTGTTTTTTCCAATGCGCCTTTATATGGGATTTTCATTACTCTTCCTTCTGATGATCGATAATCATTCATTTTACCATAATGGGTTTCTTGGGCTTTATTTGAACTCATTCCATAAAAGCATTTGTACAGTTTTCCATTGATCTCAATTGTATCGCCCGGATTTTCATCATGACCGGCAAACTGACCACCAACCATGACAAAATCGGCACCAGCACCAAATGCTTTCGCCATATCACCAGGACAAGTAATACCACCGTCTGAAATAATCCGACCATTTAATCCATGGGCAGCATCCGCACATTCAAGTACAGCGGATAATTGTGGTACTCCGACACCGGTTTTCACCCGTGTTGTGCAAGCCGCTCCACTACCAATACCGACTTTAACTACATCTACTTTTCCATGTAAAATCAAGTCTTCTACTAATTCACGTGTTACGACATTTCCGGCTACAATAATTTTAGTAGGATATTTTTCACGGACTTTTTTACAGAAATCCAATAATTTAGGAATATATCCATTTGCAATATCAATGCAAATCCAATTGCACGGTATTTGATCTAAAATAGTGACCAAATTTTCAAAATCTTCATCTTGAATACCAGTAGAAACCATAAACAGATTGGGGTCTAATTTCATTGAATAATATTCTGTACGGTAATCTTCTAGAGTATAAAATTTATTCATGGCGGTTACAATATTAAACTTGCTCAATACACGATACACACCAAATGTTCCAGTAGAATCCATATTTGCTGCAATAATGGGAATACCATTCCATTTTACAGTGGAATATTTGAAAGTATAATCACAATTTAGTTCGACTTCTGATCGACTATTTAAAGAAGATCGTTTAGGACGTATTAACACTTGACCAAAGTCTAATTTCTCTCCACTTTCTATTTTATTCATGGGTTTCCAAAAGGGGGTATTAGTATATAAATACCGAAGTCATTCTTTTTATTTCTTTTTTTCTACAAATAATCTATTTTGAATGGAATTGAATGGATTACTAGTACATGTATTACAGGCAGTATTCGTAATTAAATAAAAAATGGAAAAGCTTATTAAATCAATGAAAAAAGATCCTGAATTGCAGGTTTCCGATGGTCAAATTGATGAATGGATCGATGAAATTGTAGAAAAGGGATATCATTATTTAGAAAACAAGACTTATGAAACGATAACAAAGGACAAGGAGATTGCTTTACAAGATTATCCAATCGAATTGAGAGAAGAATGGCTAAACTCATTAAAACAATATAGAGTTGTGTATTCAATACAAGATATTGTATTAGGAAATTTCACTCGATGGTTGGTTTGGTCTAAACACAACCAACCTACCGAACCAAGTTTATTTTGTGGAGATACATTGCATCATGGAGGTGTATTGACACATATTCGATTTAGCGATATCAATGTATTTTGTCACATTATGTTTAATTACCGTAGAAATATACGAGCCATGATTACTTTCAATGATACTGTTTTATTTCAAAAAATATCAAATGAAGAACATATGGTATTGTTAGCCAATGAAAATCGAGACAACGATTGAAGTATATTTTTTGATACATATGTACAATATTTCTAGTACGTATGTATTATATTCTACTATTATTTAACAGGAGTTACCACCTCTAGTGGTAAATGTCTTACGCATGTCATCAGTAATACAAATTCCACCCTTGGAAGTAGAATAGACAGTTTGACCTAGACAAGCTGGAGATGATGTCAATTTGGATAATGGGTCATGTAATCCAGGTGCATTCGTTGGCGCAGCTTTTAATCCTTCGGCTTCAAAAACACCTAAAACTCCCTTATTACCAGAAATAGCATCTACTTCATTGCCTCCTACATTTGCTGCGCTATGAACCTTTTCAGGGAAACTACTTTTGAATCCTTCAAATTGTGATTGATTGAGAGAAGAATATCCCTGGTATGGTACAGGCTCTCCAATACTGGAATTGGCCATCATTACTACAACAATAAGTAGAAAAATGACTAAATAATATTCTACTGGTATTTTTGACAATTTTGATAGTAATTTCATTTTTATTCTTTACTTATACATGATACGAAGAAAAAAGTGTCATATTGCATTTTTTGTTTATTCATTTTTCTCTTCATTGTTATCTTTTTGTGTATCATCATTGTCCTCTTCTTTTTCATCATCTGATTCGTCATCGTTGTCATCTGATTCTCCATCATCTGATTCGTCATCGTCGGATTCGTCATCTTTGTCTGATTCTTCTTGGTCGTCAGAAACATTATCTTCAGCATTTTCAAAGTTTTCTGCTAAAGAATCATCATAAGAAGGCGCAAGTAAAAACTTGTCTAAAAAGTCCCATAAAGCTCCTTTAATACCACTTTGCATAATGCAAACACTATCACCGTCTTCTAATTGGAAAAATCGCTTTCGTAAATGCTCTTTTAAATACAATTTTTGTCGTTCTTTCCAGTCAATAATATAGTCTTGGTAATTGTACAGTATAATACTAAAAATCACAAATAATACCAATACCCAAATACGACTTCCTAAAATGTCAATTGTACTAGATGAATATTGTTGGGATGAAAAATCTGCAAAAAACATCCTTTTTATATTCAGTGAAATGATAAAAATATCATTAAACAAACTTATATAAATAATAATTATCTTCTTCTAAATAATCATATATATATCGACAATGAAACAACAAGAGAGACTGGATTTAAAAAGACTTATGAATGCGTCCTCAGATTATGAGGACAATACGGAAGGAATACGTAGATTAAGACATAGCGATTTGATTATTGTAGATATCAAGAAGATTGAAATGTACAAGGATACAATGAAACATATTCGCCGCCGAAGTCAAGATGAGTTCTACAAATATTGTCAATCACATTGTACATTTTTGTACAACCAATATACGGATATTTTTAATCGTTTAGTAAAAGATGAATTGGATATACAATTAATGTATCAAATGTTGGAAACGCTAAAGAAGATTGAAGATGGGAAGATTGATCAACAAGAAGGATCGGTTATTATTGGAAAAATCTTACATAAAATATTTGTAGAAAGTGCATTGAAACACCGTGATAATATGGATTTATCCATGGCGGACCAAGGAAATAACGAAAATGAGGTCGAGAAAATAGAAGGGAAGGATATTGACTGGGCAACATTCAAAAAACAGAAGCTGAGACAATCAAACAAATAAATTGTATTATTTTCTTTTGATATAATAAGAATAAAAAGAAAACGAAAAATAAATATAGCAGTAAAAGGTAGGCAATGGAGACGACATATTCTCCACTGATTACAAAAGAAGACCTTAAAATATTCAAAGGTAAGTATTTTTTACCATGGTTATCATCATCATCATCATCCATCAATAAATCACAAGATTCAATTGAGAATAAAGAAAAACAAACGGTGGTTACTAATACTGGTACTGGTAATAAAGTAGTTGTATTTGATTTAGACGAAACAATCGGTTCTTTTACAGAATTATATATTATGTGGTGTGGAATACGTCACGCTACGAATAGTATAAATGTGTTCAATCAATTATGTGAATTATACCCGGAGTTCTTCCGTTTTGGTATTATTACGATATTAGAGTATTTGTACGCCAAAAAGTTACAAAAAGAGTGTCATCAAATATTCATTTATACGAATAATCAATGTCCAGGTAAATGGGTATCGTTAATTGGAAATTATTTAGACGAAAAAGTGCGATCATCGTACAAACGAAAACCGAGACAACCATTGTTTGATAAAATCATAGGCGCATTTCGTATTAATAATAAACCGATTGAATTATGTCGTACCAGTCATTCGAAAAAAATGGACGATTTTCTTCGTTGTACATTGATATCGGAACAAGCTGATATATGTTTCATAGACGATGTTCATTATCCGGCGATGAAAGGTGCTAAAGTATATTACATTTGTCCTCGACCCTATATTCATCATTTATCGGGATCTCGAATTATAAAACGATTAATCAAAGAAGAATGGGTACCACCTGGACTTTTACGATGCCCATCGTTTTGGAAAGACTGGTTTTCAGTACATCAGTACAAAAACAAGATGAGTAAAAAGACCAATCGAAAAGATAAAAACGAAATAATGTTGGATCTACAGATTTCACATAAAATGATTTATCATTTGAAAGAATTTATGATGTTTGGAAAAAAATGAGAGAATTCCTTTCTATGCAAAATCTATGCAAAATCATTTGTTTCGCTACTACTAGAAAAAAATGATTACTATCCAGTTTATATGCTTACAATGCTTTTATTATGTTTAGACATATTGATATTGCTACTATTCAATTTTGACATGGATATCTGAAAGTATTTAGTCAAAACACAATTTGTACTAAGTACATCTTCTACAGGTAAAATGGAAAAGTACTGGTACTTGGGTCTTCGTAATAGTTCTGTAGAAGGAATCACAATACCATGCAATGAATTGTCTTCTAATTCTAAATACTCTTCTGACATCAAATCGTCTAAAATAATTGGTTTTCCCAGTGTGTCTTTGGTACCAATAATATGACCTTCTACACAACGTACAAAACCATTATCCCGTTGTGTATTACACCAACGATTGATGTTATAATTGAATTCGGTTTCGTTTTGGAAATGTTGCTTTTCTTCTAAACTTTGTAGAAATCCGATTAATTTTTCGACTAAAGGATCTTCTTTAGTAGCCCCCATGAATTGGATTCCGGGTAAAAATGGTTTGGATTGAGGAGCATTAGGTAGTCGAACCAATTCTTCGCCCATAAAAGGAGTCTTTTCGGAAATACCTTGTTTGTAAATTGGTAATAATGATTGGAGGCATAAGAAAGAATTGGGCACAATCATACCACCGTAAATATAGACCAATTGAAGCAATGCGTTCTGACGATATCGCGTTCGCATGGGTTCAGGTACAGTAGATAAATCGATTGTCCATGTTGGAATCAATTTTTCAAAAGATTCGTCGTCAATGAGGCAAATATGGAAATCATCGCCACAATGATTAATAATACTTTGTACAGTTAAATACAAATAGGGTTGATTTAAATCTTTACTGGTTCGAGACATAAAGTTTTTCCATTTACGGGCATTTACTTCATATTTGGAATGAATCCATATTTTTGGACGATTCCTACCGTATAAAATATTATCATTTAGTAAGTATTTTTTCACCATTTCATAATCATCTTTTTCTTCTTGATTGGCAAACTTTTGTTTTACTGATGAACCGACAACTGTAGCCAATAAAACCAATCCTACAGTTAATGCAACGTGACTAAATGAAAGTTTATTTCCACCTAACATTATTATTATATTAATTATATAGTTTTTTTGTATAATACGTATAGTATTACAATAGAAATTCGGTTTTTATAATTTGCCCTTTTCAATAAAATACCGTAGGTCTAATAACCCGTGATTATATTGTTTTGTAAAGGTAATTGCAATATCATAGCTAGAACAAATTTGTCGAATAATGGTAATAAATGTACGATAAGTCCAATCGCGCTTAATATAGTTAGTATGTTGGCATTCGTAATAATAGTCTTCTAACTCTTGTAAAAATGGTAAATGTTTTTCCTGAAAAGTCATTGTTTGAAATACATTTTGATCTATTAAATAGTAGTCAGATGTACTTTTACAAGTATCTTCTAAAAACAATTGAAAATTGGCTAAAGGATATGGTTTCCGGAACAAATTCGATTTTTTGCTTTCCATTATTTTAATATGGCGAAATTTTGTTTTACAATTGAATTCGTAAAAAATGCTAGTTCGATTACATTTTCGTGAATATTGTAAAATGCCGTAATATATTTGCATAAAAATGGAATCATTTTATATTTAGTCGTTTCGTCTAAACGATTCGTATTTTTGACAAATAAAAAGAAATAATCCAATACATCAATCACCGAATATCCGCTGTCATATAAACTGTACAATATACTAATTCCTTCTGCGATATTCTTCTCTCGAATTGCGTCTAAATAATCGTCAAAATGTTGAAAAGATATATTCGAACAAACCGACTTACATAAAGCCAATGTTACTGGTAACCCTAATATGTACAGTTTTTCAATATGATTAATGACAGTACGTACAGAATGGTTACTAATAGACAATAAGTAATCTTGGCACTCTTGCGAAAGATCGAATTTTTCTTTTTGTAAAATGGATGACAATACTTTCTGGATAGTACCGAGAGAAAGATTATGGATTTGAATAATATGCATTCTGGATTGAATACTTTCGATTACCTTTTGTAAATTTGTACAAACTGATAATACGTGAATATTATCTTTGTACTTGTCCATATAACTCCGAAATACTTGTTGACTTTGTTCATTCATGTTGTCTAAATCATCAATCATAATGATCTTCTTTTTATTGGGAATAGTACAACGGGTTTTGCAAAAGGTTTTCATTTCATTTCGGTAATATTGGATTCCTTGTTCTTTTAGATTGTTAATAATCATCAGGTTGTATTCAGGGAAATCATCATCTTTACTGATTTGATAATATTCGCGAACAATTGCTTGTGCTAGTACTGTTTTTCCACAACTAGGATTACCGTATAATAATAGGTTTAAATTGTCAATCTCTAGGAAACTATAAATGGCGTGTTTCATTTGTGGTTCTAAGTGAAAATCTTTTATTGTATAAGGACGATATTTGGTTAAAAAGGATTCGCTCATTTTTATCCTTCGATTAATTTTATTATAAAATGTTCTTTGTCTTTATGTATTTATACACAATTTTTGTATAAATACATTAAAATATTGATTCAAAATAAATGGAAGACTTTTATAAATTACTTGGTGTCTCCAAAAACGCAACAGAAAGTGAAGTCAAAAAAGCATATCGTAAATTAAGTTTAGAATACCATCCAGATAAAAATCCAAGTCCAGATGCTGGTAGCAAATTCCAGAAAATAAATGAGGCTTATGAAACTCTAGGTGACGCTGATAAACGAAAAATGTACGATAACAATGGATCTATGCCCGGAAGTCCTTTTGGTGAAAACCCATTTGGACCGGGTGGTTTCCCATTTTTCCATACGAGTGCGCATAGTATGCCAAGACACCCTGGTAGTGATCCCAATATTCACAATATTAACCGGATTTTCGAACAGTTTTTCTCTGGACCAATGGGTTCCGGCTTTGAAGAAGACATTCAAATGAATTCCACAAGACAATCACATCATCGCCACCATCCAAATATTCGTATTTTCCAAAATGGAAAACCTGTAGATCCTAGCACCATGTTTAAACCACCTACTATTGATAAAAACATTGATGTTACATTAGAACAAGCATACAGTGGGTTTAAATTAGAATTGGAAACCGACGTAAAAGAATGTGATAAAATCGAAGTAATGGTTCAACGTGGTATTCGAGACAACGAAAATGTGATCTTACTGGGAAAAGGGCTAAGGGGGGGTAATGGACAACACGGAGATGTAAATCTGAAATTCACGATATTACCACATGAAAACTTTACATTAAAAGGAAAAGACCTTTATTATAAGACCACTGTATCATTAAAAGAAGCTTTATGTGGATTTACAATTACAATGAATCATATAAACGGACAAACATTGCGATTGAATAATCAAAATGTTATTCATCCGGGATTTGAACGAGAGATTGCAAATTATGGTATGGTCCGCGAAGGAGAAGAAACAGGTAAGATGATCATTGTATTTGACGTGAAATTCCCAATGCAATTGACAGTAGAACAAAAGGAACAAATTGAGAAAATAATTTAAATAGTATCTGTACAAATTAGATAACCTAGTTGTAAAATAAAATAAGTCAATATGAATGAATCAACATGGCTTATGGTAAATAATGCAATGAATACAATCAATAAATTAGAATTACACGACTTTATAAAAAACTTCGATAATCCTTCTACTGGATTCTCTTTATGTACAGATCCTCGTATTTATCAAATATACGGGGAACTCACTATGGATGGACATAGTGGTAGTTCATTTGCCCTTACTATGCGCAATTGTCAATACTATTTGAATAATCCCAATAAATGGATTGAAGTACAACAACAATATAATACTACTGCTACCATACAAGAAGAAGAAGAAGTAGTAGCAGAGAATCGAGCGTAAAAAAAATAGTAAATCATTGAATGATGTATTCATTTAATGACTTTATACAGTAGAAAAAAAATATTTAGTTCATGGTCACACGTTTAGTGTTGATTGATCCACTTACTAAATAAATAGAGTTTTCTGTTTTAATAATATAATCGATTATGGATTTATCTTGGTTGGCGATTTGATATACTTTATCAATGTAACTGGTGTATTCTTGATCGCTCTTGATTAACATTTTTTTGTCATCTTCTTGTACTCCAATAATAGAAGTATTATCGATAGAACTTGCCCAGTAATCCATCATTATTGGCTTATCTTCAGTTAGACTAATCTTACATGCATTTTCCATTGTTTTCTGCTCGGGTAGTCTATAGTTTTTATTTTCTAGTGATACACTTTCACTTTTGGTGGCTTGATTCGTAAGTTCGGACATTTTTTTGGTGTTTGTCTATTATGATGTGAAAATAGCGGGACACTTTAAATACTTTTTTCGTGATTAAATAAATTCTGATAATAATTCTGTGTAAATTTAACCATCTTTTTCCTAGGCTTATGTTTTTTGATTTTTGCAACAGGTACATCTTGATTGGCTCGTATAATAAGGTACTCGGTTGTTAAAATATTCTTTACGAATTCATAAACATAATTCAATATTTGTTTTGTACAATTACCTACAATTAGACAATTACCAGTACGGAATATCATAAATGATACTTTGGTGTATTTTTCCAGTACCAATTCATCCAATTCGGTCATGGTCACTTCTTGGTCACTTTCTTCTAAATGACCAAATTGGATACTATGATCTTCCGGCAAATTGTTGTTATAATAAAATTTACATTTGACACCGGGATACATAGATGGGTCATAAGTAGGATTCAATTTGTACTTATTTCGTAAAACCGTGCGTAGTTTTTCTTGGTGAATGTAAAAACCACAATTGAAATTCGAATTAATCAATACATTGCTTTTCGCTTTTACTTTTTCAAAATGACTTTTCTCTTTTTTATTGGTTTCCTTATTTTTTTTCCCTTTTACTAATCGAAATACTTCGGGCGATTCTTCTTCGGATATCAATTCTATTTTATCGTCGAAATTTGGCTGTAAAATATCCAACAATAAGATTTTTGTACTTTCTAATAATTCATCATTTACTATACCCGGTATAGCCATCCGTCCTGTATTGAATACCTTCACATGAATCTCATGAAATATCTTATTTTGTTCGACTCGCAAAATAATCGCGAAACAATTGATAAATGCATTCTTATTTTTACCATGACAATTCATAATATCCTTTTTTGATACACCTACAGTAAGCTTTCGTACGTCTTTGAATTTGATTTTCCGTGCATTGCTGTTATCAATTTGTTTCATTATTTTTTCCGTAAAATAGATTTCTAATTCACGCTTCTTTTCATATTCTTGAAATTCTTCCTTTGTTTTGCTAATGAGACGGATTTGCTTTTTGATTACCCCGTTTGTCGCACAACTGTACGGAATCACTCTTGTATTCCAAAATATTTTCTGTACATCTAAATTGCTTTGGTTTAAAAAGAAGATTTTTGTCTGTGTCGATATATACAACTCTTCACATAACCCAGGACCGCCAATCATTGATGCTGGTGCTATTACTGGAGCAACCGATATTGTATTTGTCTCAGAGAACGACGGTTCATGTACTGTAGTATTATTTTTTTTTTTTCATTTCACTATTGATAATATTTGTACTTTTTGCACTTTTTGCGTTTTTCTGTATTTTTCCTGTACAAGAAGATGATGTAATTTGGTCATCATTATCATCATCATCATCATCCTCCTCTGATAAACTATCATTATTGTTACTACTATATACCGACGAATTATTGGTTAGTTTCCAAAGATTCATGGTATCACCCGAACCTTCATTCAATTGTTGCGTATTTAAAAACATTTGCCACTCATTATCAATCATGGTCATGGTTATCTTTTATTATAATGAACTATTCATATATTTTATTTATTTTCAATTTTATTTGAATTATTTAGATTAACCCTTTGTAGTATAATATACGTTAAAATTGATTTCTTTTTTCAAAATAGAATTTAGACAAAGTAAAAGATATATATATATAAAATTATAATTAAAATAGCAACTACTACAATAAAATAAGAATGAGTGAAATCCTAGGAGACACAATTGATAATTTAGCCCCTCGCTCTCGAAGTTCTATACCGGTACCAGAATCATTAAGGACATATCAATCGACTGAACCTGCTGCTACTGCTGACAATAATAACAGTACAACAAATAATCGGTCTGTACGGAAATGTGGTTATTGTAGAAAAGAGGGTCATACTGTAAGACATTGTCAAGATATTTTCAAAATAAAAAACGATGCAATTCAATATTATAAAGACTGGCTCGTGATATCAGTAAAAGACTATTATACTTGCAATAAATGGACATACACTGAAGAAATGCGTTATGCTCGGTCAGAAACAGAAAAGAAAATATACGATAAAATTTTAACACCACATGTAGTTTCTATGTTTGATCAATTGAGATTGAAACCCGAAAATGAAGTATTTCAAACACTGCTTACCACAACAACTGATTATATACAAAATTTATCCAATGACCATTTAATTGTACTGTTTAAACATTATACAGAAATTAAAGGCTTGTTCGATAAACGTGATGTACAAAAATTACGATTGTATATTCATTATGCTTTAGTCAAAAACGCTGATATTACGATAGTCTTTCAAGAAGCCAATACATTTATCAGTCCGATGAAACTAAAATGGAGTACCAATCATATCCAATATATAGAAAATAGTATAAAAATAGCCCCTATAATAACTACCCTATTTAAAGATATATTTAAAGTATGTTATATCAACAAGAAGGATCGTATTCGTAGGATGGAATATATTCATGATATATTCAAAAAGAAATCATTAACATCACGAAGACGTATTGTCAATACTAAAGACGAGATTCATAATGTCACTCCTACAATTAACCGATTTCGTTCAGAAATCGAAAAGTTGGAACGAAGAATAAAAGATTTTAAAGAGCAAATTCTCATTACCCAGAATAACCGGTCTGTACTAGAAAATCGTTTGGTAGTTTATCATAACGAACATAGAATACATAGTGAGATGATGCATCTTTTTAAAAATATACCTTGTTGTTTGGATATTGAGTTTATATCAAATGAAACCGAAAAGTTGCCTACATCATCATCATCATCAACGACCGACGTAGAAACAAGCGAGTGTGCGATTTGTTATGTAGATATAGAACCATCATTAATATGTCATTTAAATTGTAACCACCAGTTTTGCATTGCTTGTGTTGCAAAAATAATAGTATTGGATTTTAAAAAGAATCAAAACAATATCAATCGTCGGGTATCTTGTACATGTCCTTTTTGTAGAGTGAAGATCGAAACATTAAAGGGGGATTTACCCGAATTATATTGTACAATCGAAACTCATTGCTATGATAACCTCATTGACTATAATAAAATTGTAAAATACGTGGGAGGACCGAATGTAAAAGTAAGCGAGACTTCTGACTAAAAATAGGAAAAAATACATTTATTTATTAATTTTTAGAGCGGTGCAGTTTGTACAATTTATGTACGAAATAGGGTTTCATATATTCGTGTGTATTTACCGGATGTAATAATTCTTCACCAATGTCCAACAATTCTGGACATACCGTCTCTTTTTTCTTGGTAATTAAATAATGAAAATATCGCTCAATATACGTTTTAATATCAATACTATTCCCCTGAGAAGTATTGCGTTGAATCCATTTAAAAATATCATCAGGTACGCTTTTTTTATTTATAAATAATTCGTACAGTTCTTTCCATAATTGATCATCATAAATGAAATCATTCCAGTTTTTTTCTACTTGATGCAACTGTAAGAAATTCACCATAGAGCGAATGTCGGAATTAAACATAGATTGAATATTGTAAATGACATCGTCGTCAATCGTAATATTTTCTTGTATTGCAATATTTCGAATGTATTCATATGTTTTTTCTACAGGCAATTGATTGAAACGGATGCAAATGAATTCATTTTTTAAGGACTCGTCTATTTTACATATATAGTTACAAATCAAACAAAACCGAACATTGTCTCCACAAGATTGTAATAAATTCTTCAATGCTTGTTGGGCATTTTTGGTCATATAATCCACCTCGTCTAAAATAACGAATTTATAACCTTCCTCAAACATATTATTGCATTTGACAAACATGTGTATTTGATTACGAATAACCTCGATGCCCCGTTCATCCGATGCATTCAAATGCATAATGGTTTCTTTATTGCGCTTATAATGCATATCTTGATAAGTATTGATGAGATTTTCAGCAGAAGTCGTTTTTCCTACACCAGGAGGACCGTAAAATAACAAATGAGGAAAACGCTTATTTTGTAAAATATTCTCGAATATAATTCGATTGTTCTCTTCTAACACAATGTTCGTAAATTGTTTGGGTCTATATTTTTCACACCACGGTATAATTGAATGATGCGAGGATAAAGATGTCATAGTTTGAGTACGTTTTGTTCCAATTATAAGAATATTGAGTTTATATTGATATTATAAGTCATTATGGATAGTTTTCCCTAAATTGTTTTCTAAATGAATTTAAATAAATTTTATGATTACATTTCATCAATACAATCCATTAATATAAACATGCCTAGACCTAAAAGTACAAAACCGAAAACTACCAAGAAATCCAACACTCTTCTTATTACAACCGCATTCCCACCTTCTACAAATGAAACCCAAGTTGTAACATCATCTTCATCTACGTCTGTACAAGAAAATACAAATAACAAAAGCGCGGTAGCAACAACATCCACTACTACTACTACCACCACCACAGCCACCACAGTCAATCCAGCTACTGGATCGGCTTCGATAGAAGCAAATGTTCCGAAAAAACGTGGAAGACGTAAAAAGATTGTCACTGAAAAGGAAGTGAAAAAAACTAGTAGTTCAAAGAAAGAAAGCAAAGACGGTAAATTAGTACAAATGGTCCAATCGACACAATCTAAAACACGCAACGCTATTCTACATTTACGTTGTTCTTTACATGATATTGATCAATATATTCATAATCAAACATGGAAAAGTGACGATTTGGCATACGACCCCAAAATTCCTAGTGATATTTTACCTTATATCGGCAATGAATATCATTCTATTGATAATAATCAAACTGTCCGAGCAGGTCAAACCGAAGAACTAGTAACAAATACAATACCAAGCGCATATACCTCTACAGTTTATTGTTCCAAATGTCAATGTGATATGAAAAACGAAACAGTACGTTATGATGGGGCTGGTCCAAATAAACAATATTTACAACCAACCGGTATTGTACTATCTGACAACAACCATTCCAATGGACCGGAAACCAATTCACCGGAAGAAGAATTGACTGAAAAAGATCGAGAGAAAATTAAAGAATTGAAAATACAGTTTTATAAACAACACATACCCGATAAAAAGGTGGATTGTTTTTGGTGCACTTGTCCTTATGATAACGATCCTTTCTTTATTTTACAAAATGGGTCAGAGGGTGATATTGTTGCTCATTATTCTTTTTGTAGTCCTCAATGCTCAGTTGCTTATTTATTTCAAAACACCCACTGGGACGATTCTGCTATTGTTGAATCGTACCAATTAATGAACCATTATTACTGCAATCCTTACGACAAAAATGAGAATATCAAACCAGCTTGTTCCCCGTTTTATACACTAGATAAATACTATGGTAATCTTACTATACAAGAATATCGAAAACTGTCTAAATCGAATTATATGCTACTGTGTTTAGAAAAACCGGTTAGTCGAGTATTGCCTGAAATACACGAAGACAATGACAAAATGATGTCATCGCAATCCATAAGGGGGAATTATAAAGTGAAGAAACAATCCGAGAAAAATTCGACCGCTAACCGGAACGAAATACTGAAAAATGCATTTGGAATTTAACTAAAATTGAAAAAGAAAAACTTTTAAGAAAAAGTACATAATCACAATAATTATTCATAAGTATTATTATTATTAAATCAACCCGTTTTTAAAACAAGCTTTTTAGTCTATCCAATAGCCTTTTATTTTACAAGTAATAATCATGAGTTGTATTCAGTCATTACAAAAACTTACTGTAGAAATTGAGAAAAATATCAATTCCAATGATGATAAATGGACCAAGAAAGTAGATAAATTAAAACAGAAAAATAAATTGCTAAAATCGAAATCAAAAGATGCTAAAGCGTTGGCTGCATCTTTGACCAAAGAAAATGAACGTTTATGGACAATTATATTAAATAATCAAACTTTGGTTGCTCCTCCTAAATCAAAGGCGATTGATCTTACAGTAGATACCACTATGGATGAATGCGACACCAAAATAAAAAAAGAAATACCTTGTGTTACACCTCCGGAAAAAGTAGAAGAACCTATTGTAAGTACGGATGAACAAGTACCGAATAAATTAACCTTGGAACCCGTTTCTGACACAGAAGAATCTATAGAAGCCGTTGATGAAGAGGTTGTTGAAGAGACCGAGGAAGAGGTTGTCGATGAAGAGGTTGTTGAGGAAGAGGTTGTCGAAGAAGAGGTTGTCGAAGAAGAGGTTGTCGAAGAAGAGGTTGTTGAAGAGACCGAAGAAGAGGTTGTCGAAGAAGAGGTTGTCGAAGAAGAGGTCGTCGAGGAAGAGGTCGTCGAAGAAGAGGTTGTTGAAGAAAAGACTGAGGCTGAGGTCGTTGCAGATGATGACAATGAAGAAGAAGTATTTGAAATTGAAATTGATGGAACTAGTTATTATACAACCAACGAAACTAGTGGTATGATTTATGCTAAAACCGATGATGGTGATATTGGCGACGAGGTTGGATACTTTGAAGATGGCGAACCAGGTTTTTATGAATAAGTAATTTTAGTTAAGATTTAAGTAAATACGTAAATAAATAAACACCCCCTCGAAAAAACATATACAATATTATATGTTTTTTATCTTTTAATTAAGGTGTCTTTTTGTTTTTTCGTTTCTTTTTTTGTTTTTTCGTTTTGTTTCCTACTTTATTCATTAGTTTATTCTCTTGATTGTTTCCTTGCTTTTTTATTTTTAATTTTTTCTTAGTTTTGCCCGCGTTTTCATTTTTACTGTTTTCAATCTTTGCAATATCTTCAGTTAAATCCAAGTAAAACTGAGGTATCGAATTCGTTTTTTCGACATTATATTGATCGATCAAAAAACCAAGCATAAAATCATTTAATGTACAAGATAATCCCGACATATTATCATTTGTAATTTTCCCTTTTATTACGTTCAAATGTACATGTGCTTCATATGTCGTTTTATCTTTGGTTTTTAGAGTATCTAATCCTGTAGATAAATATTTATATGCGTCGCGCATTGAGCCACTTTTTTTGCAAACTTGATTGGATTGAATACAAGTAACCATTGTTTGTTCCAGAATTTTTTTTTCGTTTGATATACCTTCGTTGTTATTTGTCTCTGTACGTTTTTTTATTTCTTCTTTCCAAATTTTGTTGTTGATTACGACTTCTTTGTTCAATTTATCGATTGAATTTTGTAAATTATCGATATTAGGCATTTGTTCTTTTAAATATTTTGTAATTTCTTCTTTATCGTCATCTCCATCGTAAGTTGCACCATTTACTTTATAAGAAATTGCACGTAGTATCATATTGGAATAACTAACCTTTTCTAGAAAGTTCATGATTTCCATGGAATTGATCAAAGTAGAGGAACGAGTCAAAAATGATCTTGATTTTTTGTAATTTGTATATGTATTAAACATTGCCGGTTCGACTAAATATTTATCAATGAAATTGTCTTTTAGTAATGTGGTTGCATTTTCGATTTGTTCTTTTAGGACATCAACCACTTCAGTATCTTTATTTTCATTTAGTATGTAGTAAAATAACCATTCGTCTCTATTTTTTTTCGCTTTATTTCCGTATAATTTTTTAATTGAGACGTTTTCAGTTTTATCACGGTATGTTTTCATTTGTTCCTTAATTTCTTTACTGTATTCTTTCAATTTGCCTCTTGTAAGATGAGATTTTTGTTCAACTGATTTTTCTTCAACTGATTTTTTTTTATTAACACCACCATTAGCTCCTGTATTATTATCAAGTTCTTTATCATTACCAACAATTTGGTACATTGCATCATTTAAATTAATACGGGTCTGTGTTTCAGTGCTACTAACCTGTTTGCCTAATTTATTATACTGGAATTTATCCAAGTACAGCAATATTTTAGTAATAAATGATCTATATGCATTATCTAAATCTTTCTCGGTATTTACAGTAATCGTTTCCAATTGTTTTCTTCGTTGGTCCTCGCGAGATTTATTATCTACGTAACCATATGCAATCGGTCTATATCTAGGGTGATTCAGTGCATCATTGAGCCACAATACGCTATGTACTGTATGAATCTCTTTATTGATATTTACATAAGAATAAAAACGTTTGTATCGTCGGGGTAACAGTTTACTTAAAAACGAGGGTCGAGATGCTTTCAAAGTAAATAATTTCCGTGTTACATTAGGATCATAATAATTGATCGATTCAGTATAATTATCAGGAATATATCCAGTAGGAAGAATCGTTTTTAAAGTAAATTCGAAATTATTATTTTTTACTGTATTCATAAAATTTTCATTGAATTCAGACATGGACTTATCACCATTTGCATCTTTATTTTCGGATGTTTGACTTCCTTCCTCATTGACATTATTATCCTGAAAAACAGTCCCTTGATTCTTTTTTTCGTCTAAAACTTCTTGTTTTCGTTTATCGTTTTTGCCTTTATTTAACATAGTATTCATAAACATTTTTTCATTGAAAAATACTTGCAGACGCTTATAGTACGGCATATCTTGTACGATTTCATGTGAATCGTATTCAGTAGTAGGATCAAATAAAGGGTATTTTAATAAGGGTATTCTTTCATTTTTCGGTGGATCATAATGTAATATATCACTAGTCAATTCAATAGGCTTATCATTCTCTACATTACTAGTTTGAATCAATATTTTCAATTGTGGTATATTCATGAATTTAAGTGTATATAAAAAATGGATTAGTATATATTTTTTTGATATATACTAATTGGAGAGACTATTTTGATCCATTAATTTGATCCATTATTTTCTTGGCTAGTGAGTAATCGTTGTGCTTTTTCCAAGGTTTTTACTGCTCCATCAATTTCTTCTTTGGATAAAATATCGGGATTTCCTTCAAATGATTCCATTACGGCTATATTATGATTGACAAAACTTTCCGACAAACAACAAAACGCACTTTTCTCGTTAAATAAGAATTCCATACAAATTGCGAAAATGATGGTGACAGTAGTAGCAATTAGCACTTCTCGAGTACCCATCCATGCAATCGCAAACACCAGTACATATTGGCTAAAACTATGTTTTATTACTGATTCTACAGTCCGACTCATCGGCAAAGTGATCATTTTAGATGATAAATTCAGAGTCAAAATCACTAAACCAGCGAAAATCTTACTATCATTAAGAGGCTGTACCATATTAAACAAATACCCTTTCATTTTTTCTAATGTCATTTTCATGTTTTTTTTTCGAATTAACTGTACAAGAATAATAAAAAGCAATGACTTGTCTTTTATACTAAATGGAGAGAAAAACACGTGAATAAGAACTATAGAAATTAATTAAAACTTTGTGGCTACTTCTTCTTTTTCGAAAATGACGACGGGTTCTTCTTCATTGGAGAAAAAGGAAGTGACCATATCCCAAATTACATTATCCTTGGAAGATTTAGGCAACAATTCCTGTTCTTTCTTTTGCTTATCATTTATTGTAAAGTGACATGTTTTGTCACATGGATTACAAACTCCATCGCGATATTGGAGAGAAGGATAAACATGTTCAATATTATTTATTTGACGAATACATTGTTTTTTGTGCAAAACCTTATCATTGTTTTTACTGCATTTTTTCTTACGGAATAACGCTTCATTTACTTTTTTAACTGGAGATAATTTTTCAGGGTAGGCTTCTTCTAAATATATATCATTTCTATTTTTCTCAGATATTCCTTCTACAGCATTATAATTTCCATCTTTATCGCTTGCTTTAGGAATATTATCTGCGTAATTTTGACCGGATGGAGATAAAGTAAAAGACTCGGATGATTTTGTACAAGATTCATAGGGAGAATGTTTAGCATATTCATAGTACAAGATCATCAACAATGTTAAAAATACCCCATGTAGCATATCCATGCTACTAAAAGCAATAATAACGAGAATTGCTAAAACCTTTCCTAAAGGATGATTCGCGACCTTGTGAAATCCCAATGGAAATAAAAAGTACAAAATAATTAGTAATATAGGTACGCTTGAATATAATAATGATCTAGATGTATTCGATTTAATCATGCTGTATATATGAATAGTGAGTTTTTGTTTTTTAGGCGTTTTTATGAAATAATATAATCTACCTTGTTTGTAAAGAGAGAAGGGGAAAAATAATTTTTATATGTCATCATTATTATCATTTGCCACTCCTTATTCAAATGGGGGAAATAAAAAGGAGAAATTTACACCCCGTATGACAAAAATGTTTGAAAAATTGACCATGCAAGAAAAACCAGTATCAAATGGATCATTATATGAAACCGAAGGATCGAATTCCATTTCACCAGTAGAAAAAGATATGGAAGTTCAAAAGGAAAAAGACGATAAAATACAAAGGGCTATATCCAATATGACAAATGTAACCGGTC